AGAGTATATAGCTAGACCACAAACTGCTGAGATATTTTTTGAAGATGTTTTAATGGCATTAGTTTTTTACAGTATGCCAATATTAGCGGAAAATAACAAGCCTAGATTGTTGTATCATTTAAAAAGAAGAGGTTATAGAAATTTCTCTATAAATAGACCAGACAGGAAGTACAATAAATTATCGATAACTGAAAGAGAGCTTGGTGGAATACCAAATTCAAGTGAAGATATCAAGCAAGCTCACGCTGCTGCTATAGAGTCTTATATAGAAGATTTTGTAGGATTAAAAGAAACTGGCTATGGAGATATGTACTTTCAAAGAACACTGGAAGACTGGGCTAAATTTAATATAAACAACAGGACAAAGCACGATGCTTCTATTAGTTCTGGACTAGCCTTGATGGCTTGTAATAAACATAGATACGCTCCATCAGCTCCAGTTAAAAGAGAAGCTGTAAATTTAGGAATTAAAAAATATGACAACAAAGGTGTCACATCAAAAATAATAAGTTAAATGGGTATATACACTAACACCAATAGCGCTTTTCCAAGCCAAGTAGTAAGCGACGCTGAAAAAGCTAGCTGGGAATACGGAACTCAAGTTGCTCAAGCAATAGAGTATGAGTGGTTTGACCAAGGGCGAACTGGAGGTAATAGATATCTAACTAATTGGAATAATTTTCATTCGTTAAGATTGTACGCTAGAGGTGAACAGCCTGTGCAGAAATATAAAGATGAATTATCCATTAATGGTGATTTGTCTTATCTTAATTTAGACTGGAAGCCAGTACCTATTTTATCTAAGTTTGTAGACATCGTAGTTAACGGTATATCGCAAAAGTCTTATGATATAAAAGCCTACTCTCAAGATCCTAGCTCAGTAAAGAAAAGAACTGAATACGCTAGCAAGCTTCAAGAAGATATGGTTGCTAAAGAGTATTTAGACGGCTTAAAACAAACGTTAGGTATCGACTTATATCAGTCACCGAGCAGTGTTGTGGTTCCAGAATCTAAAGAAGAGTTAGAGCTACACATGCAGCTTAGTTACAAGCAGTCAATTGAAATAGCAGAAGAAGAAGCTATATCAACTGTATTTGCTCAAAATAAATATGATCTTGTAAGACGTAGATTAAACATGGATCTTACAACTATTGGTATTGCGGCTGGTAAAACCAACTTTAATACAGCTGAAGGAATTACTGTTGACTACGTAGATCCAGCTTATATGGTTTACTCATACACAGAAGATCCAAACTTTGAAGATATATATTATGTGGGTGAAGTAAAGTCTATAACAATACCAGAGCTTAAAAAAGAGTTTCCTGGTATATCACAAGAGGAGTTAGAAAGAATACAAAAAACACCTGGAAACAGACAGTATATAACTGGTTGGGGTAATTACGACGAAAACACTGTGCAGGTTATGTACTTTGAATATAAGACTTACCACAATCAAGTTTTTAAAATAAAGCAAACAGATTCAGGATTATTAAAAGCTTTGGAAAAACCAGATACGTTTGATCCGCCTGAAAATGATAACTTTGAAAGAGTATCTAGGTCTATAGAGGTTTTATACACTGGCGCAAAAGTTTTAGGAACTAACACTATACTAGATTGGGGCTTAGCAGAGAACATGTCTAGGCCAATGGCAGACACAACTAAGGTTAAAATGAATTACACGATATGTGCTCCTAGAATGTATAAGGGACGCATAGAGTCTGTTGTAAGTAAATGTATTGGATTTGCAGACATGATTCAACTAACGCATCTTAAACTGCAACAGGTAATGTCTAGGATGGTTCCAGACGGTGTTTATTTAGACATGGACGGATTAGCTGAGGTTGATCTTGGTAATGGAACTAATTATAATCCTGCAGAGGCTTTAAACATGTATTTCCAAACTGGTTCTATAGTAGGTAGATCAATGACGCAAGACGGCGATATGAATCCTGGTAAAGTGCCTATTCAAGAACTTAATAGCTCTAGCGGACTTGGTAAAATACAGGCGCTAATACAAACATATCAGTATTACTTACAAATGATACGCGATGTAACGGGATTAAACGAAGCCAGAGATGGAAGCACGCAAGATAAGAACTCATTAGTAGGTCTTCAAAAGATGGCGGCTAACGCGTCCAATGTAGCAACCAGACATATCAAACAAGCTAGTTTATACCTTACGTTAAAGCTAGCAGAGAACGTATCTCTTAAAATAGCGGATGCTTTGTATTTTCCATTAACAGCTGAATCACTTAAAAACTCTATATCAACTTATAACGTTGAAACGCTTCAGCAGGTTATTGATTTAAACTTATATGATTTTGGTGTATTTCTAGAACTAGAGCCAGATGACGAAGAGCAAGCTAAATTAGAAGAAAACATTCAAGTCGCGTTAGGTGGAGGTGGTATTGACTTAGAAGACGCTATTGACTTAAGACAAATTAAAAATCTTAAGCTAGCTAATCAAATGCTTAAGGTAAAACGCAAGCAAAAAGCTATTCAAGACCAAGCTAATCAACAGGCTAACATACAAGCTCAAGCTGCTGCTCAAGCAGAAACTGCAGAAAAAACAGCTATGGCTGAAGTTCAAAAGCAAGAAGCTATATCAGGTTCTAAAGTTCAATACGAACAAGCTAAAGCTCAAATGGAAATAAACAAAATGCAAATAGCAGCTGATTTAGAAAAAATAAAAATGCAGCAAAAGTTTGAATACGATATGCAATTAAAGCAACTAGAGGTTCAAGCGATGCAGCAAAAAGAAGCGGCTATAGAAGATAGAAAAGATAAACGTAGCAAAATGGAAGCTACACAACAAAGTGAAATGATAAGCCAGCGTCAAAATGATAGCTTACCTAAAGACTTTGAAAACGAACCCGATATGGGTATGCAAGCTTTCATGTAGAAAGTAAACAATTATTTAATTATATTATATTATGTCAGAAGTAAAACAAGAAGAACCTGTTAAGCAGGAGGGTGAGTTTAAACTTAAAAAGAAAACTCCAAAAAAATTAACTAAAACAAGTGACGAACCTGTTAGAGTTAACATTAAAGAACCTTTAGTAGAACTAGAACCAGAGGTTAAAAAGGTAGTAATACCTAAAGAGCAAGAAGAGGTTATACAGATCGGAGAAATAAAAGATTCTCCTGTGGAAAAACCAATCATAGAAGTAGTTGAAGACGTTGAAGAGTTTACGCCGATTAAAGAAGTTGAAGTAGCCAAAGTAGAAGCTGAAGTTAAAGAAGCGTTAAGAGATGAAAAAGTTTTAGGTAAGCAATTACCTGAGAACATTGAAAAGCTCGTTAGCTTCATGGAGGACACTGGCGGAACAATTGAAGATTATACTAGACTTAACGCTGATTACTCTAGCGTTGATGATAAAACGTTATTGAAAGAGTATTATAAGAAAAACAAACCTTATCTAGATAATTCAGATGTTGAACTTCTTTTGGAAGATTTTGACTATGATGAAGATTTGGATGAGGATAGAGATATACGCAAAAAGAAACTTGCGTTCAAAGAAGAAGTTGCAAAAGCTAAAGGCTTTTTAGAGGAAACAAAGGTTAAGTATTACGATGAAATCAAGTTGAGATCAAACGTAAACCCTGATACTCAGAAAGCTACAGACTTTTTCAACCGATATAACAAGCAACAGGAAGTAGCTGAGCAACAACATAAGCGGTTCCAAGAAAGTACTAAACAGCTTTTTAACGATAATTTCGAAGGTTTCGATATTAAAGTCGGTGATAAAAGTTATAAGTACAATATTCAAAACCGTGATAAAGTTGCAGAAAACCAATCAAACATTAATAACCTTGTCGGGAAGTTCCTAGACTCTGATGGTAATGTTAGTGACACGATAGGTTATCACAAAGCTATGTACGCTGCTGACAACGTAGATAAAATCGCCTCTCACTTTTACGAGCAAGGAAAAGCAGATGCCGTTAAAGACGTTATGAACAAGTCTAAAAACTTAAGTGATACCAAAGCTAGGTCATCACAAGGTGACGTGTTCTTGAATGGATTTAAGGTTAAAGCTATCTCAGGTGCTGATTCTACAAAACTGAAAATTAAAACAAAAAGATTTTAACTAAAAAACACAAATTATGGCGAGTACTTTAACTCCAACATTTGGTAGTATTATCCCGAGTCAAAAGCAGGAATTGCTAAACTCTAACTACCTACAATTTAACAGTGACGCTGCTGGCGACACTAACACATTTGCACAACAATACTTACCTGAGATCTACGAACAAGAAGTAGAGCGTTACGGAAACCGTACTTTATCTGGATTCTTACGCATGGTTGGTGCTGAAATGCCAATGACTTCTGACCAAGTAATTTGGTCTGAGCAAAACAGATTACACATCTCTTACGATGGATGTACTCTTCCTTCTACTTTAACTATTGATTTAGAAACTAACGGAACAACTATTCAAAACGTTATATCTCCAAGAGCTACTGTTGTGGTGTTAGACCCAACGACTGGTTTAGAGGCTAAATGTTTAGTGACTGACTCTGACACAACTACAGGTATAATTACTATACAACCTTATACTGTTGCGGATCTTACCGGCTTTACAGCTACAGGATTGAAAGTTTTTGTATACGGTTCTGAGTACCAAAAAGGTGGATCTATTTCAGCTGGTGCAACTGGAGCTAACACAGGAACTCAGTATTTAAGTGTTGATCCTCAGTTTACACAGTACTCTAATTCACCAATCATCCTTAAGAGCCAATACGTAGTATCTGGTTCTGATATGGCACAAATTGGATGGGTTGAAGTTGCAACTGAAGATGGAACATCTGGATACTTATGGTATTTAAAAGCTGAATCTGAAACTCGTTTACGTTTTGAAGATTACTTAGAGATATCTATGATTGAGGGTGAAAAAGTTGGAGCTGCTTCTGCTATCACCACTGGAAAAGGAACTGAAGGTTTATTCGCCGCTGTTAGCGCGCGTGGTAACGTAAACGTTGGCTTTACAGCGGCTGATGGATTAGCTGATTTTGATGCTATCTTGAAAAATTTAGATACTCAAGGAGCGATTGAAGAAAACATGTTATTCTTACAGAGACAAACATCTCTTGATTTTGACGATATGTTAGCTAAGCTTTCTTTAGGTTCTGCCGGTGGAACTGCTTTTGGATTATTTGAAAACTCTGAAGAAATGGCTTTGAATCTTGGATTCTCTGGATTCAGAAGAGGTTCTTACGATTTTTACAAGACTGACTGGAAATACTTAAACGATGCGTCTACTCGTGGTGGAGCTGGTGGTAATAACTCTGTTGAGGGTGTATTAATTCCTGCTGGAACTTCTACAGTTTACGATCAGATTTTAGGAACTAACATCCGTCGACCATTCTTACACGTACGATACAGAGCTTCACAAGCTGATGATCGTCGTATGAAGTCTTGGTTAACTGGTTCTGCTGGAGGAGCTT